TCCAATAGATAACACGAATTATTTTACTGGTCCTGGCGGTTATTCAGGGATTCAAACTAAATGACATTACCAATTAGCAAATTAAAAATTGCTGCAATCATCGGCTCAATAATTACAATCCTCACAATCTTACAATCTGTTTTAGTATGATTCTTTCAATCACTGGAATATGCTTAGCGGTTTCATGGGTTCTTTTGTCAATACAATACAGATAATCTTTGAAGCATTACTGATCTACTTTATTATTTCTTACATTGAAAAAAAGAAAATTGAGGGAAAATCTAAAAAATAACAATACAGGCTCATGTGTTCAACCCCTCCAATGACTCAGGCATATTAAGAACAAAAATAATCTTGGTGTTTTTAGTGGAAATGAGGGGGGGTTGAACATATTGCCTTGAATGGCGTATCAATTTACCATAAGAGGATGATAGCTAGAAAAAATTGACCAAAAGAGTAATAAAAGAGATAAAAAAGAGAGAATTTGTGTAAGCGTGATGGCATACACATTAGATTATCTAAGGAAATAAAACACTTAGGTAATCTTTTCTTGTTTGATGACCTAGATACCAGATCTGTTTCATGTAATCCTCGAGTAGCTTCATTTGCAGTACTTGAGAATCTCCAGATTCAATCATGTCGCCTTGTTTTTGTTTTAATATTTTCAGGCGTTCTATCCTTTCAGTATGTGATGGCATACAGAGTTACAGATACACACATAGATCTTAAGCCTTCCTAATTTGCCCCTAGACTTTTTACGACTATCACGGTCTAGGGATTCCCCAACCCCTGACTTCACATTCCCCCGTGCCACGTCCCACTATGGAGTTAATTAAGATAACATGGACATATTAGTTAAGTATTGAATAGTGACGAAATAAGGCAAAAATAAGGTAAATTAGGGGAAAATAGGGGGTTTGAGTGTGAGAAAGGGGGGTATATTGACTTATATCGTACTAGATTTAACAATATGTATATGAATAATATGGAAGTGAAACGACCAAAAGGATATAGAAAAAATATGACAGGGGTTACGTGTACAATATGCAATCATTTTGGAATGATATGCTTTGCTTGGAACCACGCAACTAAACGCATTTCTTTTAGATGTGTTAAATGTAGTATGATGTTTGAAAAATGATTGAATATATTATATTAATTTCTGTTATTGTTGCGGGTGTTTGTGGGATAATAATCACAAAGAATCTAAGTGGTAATGATGTTATTAATAGTAAAATTAAAAGAAAATACATTGAATATATTGCTGATCTAGAGAATTCTAACAAAAGATTGAATGGCAAATTAGGAAGAATGAAGCAAGGCGTAAGTATATCCAAAGAAGACTTTGATGCAGATAATCCCTTGGGTTCTATTTCAGAACTAATACAACAATTTGCACCAATGCTGCCAAAGTCAGTTAGACCTTTTCTAAGTGATCCTAAATTAATTAAATTTGGAGAAAAATTACTGGCAGAAAATCCAGAACAATTAAAAAATATAATATCTAAATTTGTAACAAAAGGCAAAGATGGAAAGAAAGATGAAATTTCATATAACGAAAGCTTATCGGTTTAACAATAAATTATGTGATGCTTGTTATTTGGGTTATGGTATAATCTGGGATGGTATTAATTTCAAACTGGATAAGTGCTTGTTTTGCAGTAATCCGCTAACAAATGATAAATAAAACTGCGACTATCGTATTATATGGTATCGATATCAAACTTGCTTACTCTAGGCTTAATTGGTGGCGGTATCTTAGCTTTTTATAAATTGGGCGGCGCATCTGGAATAGGTTCTAGAATTGGCGGCGGCTTTTCTAGTTTATTTGAGTCATTTGCTAAAGGTATTAGTCCATTAACAGAAGCCCATGAAAGAGGGGTTGAAAATTTACAGAATCCCGCCCTTAATCCTTTGTTGGTTGCGGGTGCAGAATTAGAGGCGGCTTTAACACCTGATCCAAATTTAGCAGAAGGTAGATTTGAACCCGCAGCTGGCGATCCGCCATACGATCCTTACAATCCCTATGCCAATGATGGATCTTCGGATGCTGCAACAACCGTTAACACTGGCGGCTTTATTCAGCAAGATGATAATAGTATAACAAAACCCTTTCCCCCAACACAGTATTTTCCAGTAGGTTCCGCTTCTCCAACATGGAATTATCAAAATGTGGTAATGGAAGGCGGTGTCATTCTTACAAGTCCTACACCTATTCCAAATAATAGTGGTGGAAGTAAAGGCGGGGTAACTAGCGGCGGCAGAAGTCCAAGTGCACCAAGTCCTCATTCATCAAAAACAAGTTCAACACCAAGTTCAACACCAAGTTCATCCAGTTCTACTGCAGGTCAGACGGGCGGCAGTGATGGCGGTAAGACTGGTGGAACTCAACCAAGTTCAAGGCAAGGCACATACAGCGGCGGCAGAAGATAATGGCATCAAAAAAACAAATAGCCGCTAGAAAGAAATTTTCTAAAATTATGAAATCAGGCGGATTTAAGAGGAAATCGTCCAAAAAGCCAGGTCCAAAACGACGTAAAGCGTCAATTAAGAGACGAAAATCAACAACAATAAAAACAAGTAAAACAAAAAGAAAGACAATGGTTTCAAGAAAGAGATTCACAAGACGCGCAAAAAGTGGCGGCTTGAAAATCGGTTCAAGTTTGAAAACAGGAATTATCGGCGAAGTCGTTAAAGGTATTGGCGCGGGTTCTTTGGTTGGTATGATTATGAGTAGGGTAATGCCCAATAGTCCTATAACACCAATTGCATCCACTGGCGCCGCATTTTTAGCGGGCGGAGTAACTGGCGGAATTGCGCAAGTGGTTCTTTCAGGTGGACTCGCTAGTTTCGGCGGTTTGTTTGGCGGCGGAATATCAGCACCCCAACAGGAGAGCGGTGTATAAGATGGCAATGCCAGTACAGCGAACCTACCAGTTCACGGGTGTTGCTCCAGCTTTTGGGGTTCCAACTTTTATGACCGATCAGCAAACGCAGCAAAATAATTTCCTTGTTTTAACTAACAACCAAATACAAGACCTTGTTTCAAATCCCCCATTGGCAGCTACTCAATTATATGAGTTCGTGCTGGTCAAAAATGGAAATGCGACCGCAGTTAGAACGTTTAGTTCTGCAATAAATCCAAATACTAGCGGCAGGGTTTCCATAGGAAATGTGAACATGAGTTCAGGAAATTATCAGTGGCAGGTGACACAAACTGCGGGGGTGTTAGCAAACCCTCAAATTCTTGTACGTTATGGAAGTCCTTTAAATTAGGATTTGATATAACGTGCCCTTTTCTTTTAAACAACAACCAACGATTTCGGACGTTCCATTATTATATCCAATTCGAATATTATGTCCCGCTGCAGTTCAAACTAATATCTCATTTCCTGATCAATTTATGGGTAGAGCAATTGCATTAAAAATAACTAACAATGATGCTGCAAACGCAGCGACTTATGATTACAATCTTAATAGAGTGTTTGCAAATTTAGCTGCATCATCTTTTGATACAGTGGATAGTGCGGTAGTTAATTACATGACAATAAACGCTGGTGCTGGTGGTACCGTTCTAGTTGAAGCCCAAGTATTACCATTAATAAAAACAGAACAACAAATTGAGGTGCAAGTATGAGCTTTGGCGGCGGCGGTTCGGGTGCTGCAGGAATCACAGCTCATGTTCATTCTAATGCTGCAGGAGAAGGCGGCGCGCTAGATGATACGACTTTATTGAATACACCAACACTTGAAAATAGAATATTCTTACAGGCGGTAACGTTAGGATGAAAGTTAATAATTTAATTAAAAATCCAAAATGGAAAAAGGTTTTAGTTTGTACTTGTAAAGGTAAAATAGATTTATGTTTACATTGTAAATATTCTAAAGCTGAGGAATCTATCCCCTCAAAAGATTTTTCTGTAAATGTAAATGTAATTAAAGAAAGTGTAGATAAAAAAGGTAAAGTAACAACAACAACAACAACAAAAACGAAAATCATAAAAGAAGTAACTCTGAAAATTGGTTCTCACCAAGACGTTATAGGATGGGAATGGAATTAAATGTACAAAAAAGGAGTTTTTGATTAAAATGGCTATCGGCGATACGGTAAGCGGTTTTACTGCAACATTTCAACCAGCTGCGGGGATTCAGGTTATAATTTTCTTTTCAGGTGTTCCTATTGCAGCTAGTTCAACAGGAATAACTGACGGGGGTTCTACTAGTATTGTTTATGTTCCACTTTGGGATCCAGTTTTATTAAATGCCTCTAATTCAAGAGGGATAAGTGTTTTTAAAATTCCAATAGATAACACGAATTATTTTACTGGTCCTGGCGGTTATTCAGGGATTCAAACTAAATGACATTACCAATTAGCAAATTAAAAATTGCTGCAATCATCGGCTCAATAATTACAATCCTCACAATCTTACAATCTGTTTTA